TTAGTTAATATTAATGCCTTACACTGAATAGAAGTTTCTACGGCAATTAACTTAATATCTGCTTTTGCTTTTATATTAGTTGCTTGACTAACTTTAATATTAGCTTTAGAAGAAATATTTGTATCAATAGTATTTCTTATATTTGCCTTGCCTAAAATATCCGTTTCGGATAAAAATTGAACCCTGCCTTTTGCCGTTACTGTTTTAGATACTTCTTGTTGTATTCTCCCCTTAGCAGATAAACTGGTACTAACTCCACCAATTTGGATTCTGGCTTTTGCTGAAATTGGTAAATCATAAGTATTCTTCAAGTTTGCTATTGAAGTTATTAAAGAACTTTCCATTCGTTGTAATCTTCCCTTTGCAGAAATGTTTGTTTCAACTGCTTCTTGCTTGATACTGGATTTTCCTTGAATGGTTTCTTCAGCAGTCTTCTTTACACTACCCAAAGATTGAATATTTGTGCTTTGAGTTTGTCTAATATTTGCTTTGCCCGAGATAGCTCTGCTGGAAGAAAGGTCTACCCTTGCCTTACCAGAAATATTAGTTATAGATAGATATTGAATTCGTCCCTTTGCAGAAACATTTGTATCTTTGGTTTTTTCTATTCGTCCTTTGCCAGAAAGATTTGTGCTAACCTCATTTCTTAAATTACCTTTACTTTGAATATTAGTAGAGCCAATCGCAGTTACCCTTGCTTTTGCAGTAATAGTTTGTGAAGTAACTAATTGTACTCTGGCTTTGCCAGAAATAGTTGTTTCAGAGATTAGTTGTACTCGTCCCTTTCCTTCGATAGAGGTTTCCTGCATCTTCTTTATATCCCCTTTGGCAGTAATAAAAGAACCTTCAGTAAATCTGATATTAGCCTTACCAGAAATATTTGTAGATACTGCACTTCTTATATTTGTTTTACCTGAAATAGCTGTTTCGGTAAGTAATTGAAATCTCCCCTTGGCAGTAATAGTTTTATCAAATGTTTTACTAATACCTCCTTTAGCCGTTACTGTCTGTGTTACATTAGCTTTAAGAATATTGGCTTTGCCTGAAATATTGGTACTGACTCCCCCCACAGTAACTCTGGCTTTTGCAGTTATTGTTTTTGTTAGTGTCTTTTGAATTCTCGCCTTTGCTGTGATTGTCGTTGCCACTGTAGTTACCGTTGTATAAGTAACACTTAAATATGGGTCTGAACTTGTGTTTGCATACTCAGAAGCACGAGCTGCAATACCATTTGCTTGTGTGTTGCTCAAACTAATTGGGTCATCTTCAATATCGTGACCTTCTCTCAATCCTAATTTTGTATAACTTGTTTTAGAAATCCAACCTCTACCAGTTGCATTTAAAACAAACGTGTTATATTCACCAGAAGTAAAATCATCTAATATATTTTTACCAGTAGCTCCTTGTGTTGGGTCGTCAATACTTCCACACTGGTCAAAGTCACCCCCAACAAGTGTTGTATTACTTGCTTGGGTGGTTTGTACTAAACCAATATAAGCTTGAGCGTCATCATCGTGTGCTGAATTCGTATCAACATATAAATATAAAGTGGCAGCAGTAATTGTTGCACCAGAAGTTAAACCAGAGGTATCAGCAGGCAAGAAAAATCTTTGTCCTTGTAAATTTCCATTACTACCTCTAACCCACATCATTGCCTGGTCACCACTTCCGTAATTATAAGTATACGAATATGTTGTTCCTGTTGGATTTGCATTACCAGAAGACAAATCGTGAATTGTATCCCAAGAATAAGGGTCATCAGGAGAACCTATATCACCATCACCTGCACCCATATAATAACTTGTAACTGTATCTGTAAAGACATCACCAACAGAATCTTTAATAAAGTCTGCTGTAATCTTTTTTCTTAAATATTTTTTATTATCTTTCTGAAAATAATCTACTTTAACTGTTTCTATTTTTTTATCATCCCAAACTTTAAATCCTTTTAAATAAGTATGCCATTCTTTTCCATCTTCTTTATCATCACCAATCAATAATTCTTTATTACTATCAAATTCTTTATCTCTCATTAAATCTAATTCATATTTAATATTATCCTTAAAACCTCTTTTAATAGCTTTTTTTGGAAATTCTACTTCAAACTCAAAATTATAATCTTTAACTTTTTTAACTTTATCTTTAATTCTTACAGCTTTAACTAATCGAGAACGAGTAAAATATAAAAGATAATCAATTCCTTTACCGAAAGCATTTTTATAAATTACAGAATTAAGATGAGACTGTTTAGTTATTTTAAGAGTTTCATCTGGCGTTAATAATTTACCTTTAATGTGGTTACACTGGGCTTTATATCTAATTGTCTGGTCTTTACCATCAAACAAATCTCTAAAAGAAACCCATTCATCTGCATATTCAGGCAAAAACGGTTGAAAAGAATGAAACTTAAACCCCCATCCTTTTTTATCTTCATCCCAATTTAAAGTCCAATCTACTTCACGAAATCTTTTGCTATCTAATTTATCAAGATAATGGATATGCCCTGCGTGAGCATTCATTATCCTCTCTTTATTGTCTAATTTAAAATGCTTTGAATTCAAAGAACGCAAATTTTTCAATTCGTCATTGTCAGTAAGAGGTTTTGGTATTTGCGAATACATAGCGTATCAAATTAGTCACACAATCAAATAAATTATGTGTCTTTTAAATGAATATCTTCTGAAGATAGAGTATAATTTACATCATTTTTACTTAAAATCTTACTAATAGCCTTTCTCTTTACTTTTATATCATCAGAGGCATACTCAAGAAAGTTCTTATTTAGCTTTGATAATAATTTAGTTGGCACAATAAGACCCAATAAAGATAACTTTTCAAAATTGCTGAATACTTCTGTCAATATAAAGAAGATGCCAAAAGAGTTAAATGCCCAACCAAAAAGAGAGGGTGAAACTACCACCAACCCCCAAATACTGCCCAAGCCAATTGCATAACGAAATAATTTAGCAGTTATCCGTGATAATCTGTGGCTTGTAAAAACTTTGTATTTAATTGATACCCAGATACCCAAAATTGTATCCAATATCAAAATAAACAACAAAGCATAAATAATTAAGTAATGTTGTTCTTTTAACATAAATAGCCCCACGGGTATAGTTAAACATAATTTAACCCAGAAGTAGCGTAAGAACACTGCGATTGAATTCCACACAGCTGTAAACATAAGGTTTAAGTAATCTTGGCTTTAGCAAAAAGTTTCCGACTCTGTTTATGTAGAATCTCTTTGACTGAAAAATCAGGAAATATTTGATATTCTTTCTTAATATTGACTCCATCAATATTGATATGCCAACCTAAAATGTAACAAAGATATTTTGAACTCTCTGTTGAGAGAGCTAAATTCATTGTCAAAAGTTTGCGTCTCCAAAATGAACATTTTAATTGATTGCCTGCAATTTCAATATTATTTTTTAAACGCACTCCTTTAAAAAGAAAATCACCTGTTTCTAAATCAACTTCAAAGGTAATAGTTTCGTCTTTTAAACTTATTAATTTAAAAGATTTGAATTGTTCAGAATATCGGTCTATTTCCGAAAAAGAAGTTTCTTCTATTGTATCTCCTGTTTGTTTAAATTGACAAAGGGTAGAGTTGTCTTTTCTGACAGCCACCCAAAAAAAGTCTAAAGCACCTTGATTGTATAATTGATTGATTAGTTCTTTATTCATAAGTCTCTTTATTATTTATTAGTTGCTCACAAAAAGACCGAGTGCCAGCATTGTATTGCGTGATACTCAGTAAGAGCTACCGATTGTATTCGGTTTTATGCTTCTTTAAAGGATATTTAGTTATAGAGGTCTCTATATATAATACCTGAATTTAGAATTTTAGTTCATTCTCAAATTTGAGAATAGAGGTCTAATTTTCATCGTATTGAAGAGTGAAAGTGAAAGTTTCAGTATCACCTGCTTCAGCACTTGCGGCGGTTCTTAGTTGAAGAACAACATAATCAGAATAGCCTGCGGCACTCAAAGAACTTGCCTGACTATCATTGATTGATACATTGGAAGAAGCTGGGTCGGCAGTCGGCACGACCGCATCTGTGTAAGCATCAGTGGTTACAGGTTCTACAAAAGCAGAGCCACCGCCATCTTTCCAATATAATGATTCTCCATCGCCTTCAGCACCACCACTTTTCCAAAGTTGCAAATTTTGAACTTTGTTAAAAGAGCCGGTAAAATGACCTCTTAACCAAACTTCATAGGAATTGCTACCCGCAGTAATAGGATACGAAGTATACTCTGCTGCAGAAGCAACATCTTGATTTTGAAAATTGAACAAGTTACCACTAATGCCTAAATCAGAAGTGATTGTAGCACTCGCCGCACCTGTTCTTTGATTCCAATTAAATGTTAAAGCCATATGCGTTTGATGTTTGATTAATTAGTATAAATTTCTATTTCCTCTTAATTCGCTAATTCGATTATCCACGACCTTTATGGAGATAATCCGTTAGCAATTATATAACTACTTTAGTCTTTAAATTAATCTATGGCAGTCAATATTTTATCATATGCAGTTAGCCATTTTAAAATATTGTCCTCTATATTCTGTGATTCTGCCCAGAATTTTGCTTTATTGCCCATTTCTTTACGCTTCTTCTCATCTTCAATTAATCCTTTTAGTGCATTATACCAATCCTTGTAATTATCTTGACATAAATATCCAGTAACACCGTGCTTGATAGAATTATTATAAGCAGGGACATCTGAAGCAACTGTTGGGATTCCTAAGGTAGAGTACTCTTTAAAGCGTAAATCTGATTTTGCATCATTGAAAGAAATACTGACTGTTGGGGCAATTCCTATATCAAATGCTAACTCTCTTAATCTGACTGGATATTCAAGTAATGGAACTGTTGGGTAATACTCAAGCGGTCCTGAATGACTACACTTGGGGCAAGTTTGATGAACATTCGGCAGTTTCAAGAAAATATCCAATGGAGTAAATCCGAACATAACCAGATGAACCTTGCCTTTATATTCAAGAACTAAATCCTCTAATACTTTGGCAATTAACTCTAAATCTTGTCGATGCCCAACACAGCCTTCCCAGCCGATTCTGATAATATCATCATCTCTCCGTTTCTCATAAAACTCTTTATTCTTTATTGGCATTTCCCACAATTCCCTATCTAAGTAATTTGGTAGACAATGAATCTTTTTATTATAAAATGAGTATTCTCTTTGCAATCTTGGCGTTGAAACAGTAGCTCCGTTACAAAGACTCATACAGTGCATTGCTCGGGTGGTCATTCCACCGATATGCTCCCAGTAAGGTCTGGCAGGATTGTCTGGCAAAATACCTTGCATATAATCATCTATTTCAAATACAATTTTCTTTCCGTTAGCTCTCCAATACTGAATAAACTCTGCCATATCATAGCTTGAAGGTCTTTGTAAGACGATTAAGTGTGCCCATTGGGCTACTCTTGGGTCTGAAATATCGTAGACTACTTCTACATTTGCTAACCCCTGCTTTTTAATTTGATTGGCGGGCATCAACATTCTATAAAATCCACAGCCCATCTTATCTTTCGGCACCCACAAAATATTGGGCTTAGAGTTATTTTTCATAAACTATTTACTAATTAATTTATTAAATATTTCCTTTTTATTTCTTAAATTATGGTAATGAATTTTTCTATGGCATAAAGGACAAACTGCTAAACCATTATTCAATTTGTTATTCTTTCTATTCTGGTCAATGTGATGAACTTCTAATATTTCTGATAATTCATTCCAATTACATACTTCACATTTTCCCTTTGCTCTATTTATAGTTTTGAATCTTAGCCAATGAATTGAGTCTCCGCCCTTCCAATTTCCATTATTTTTTCCTTTTGTATTAAGATTCAATTCTTTAATCTTTCCAATGTGATTTCTAAATTCTTGACTAAACATTTTTTGCCCTAACTTCTTGTATTTCTTTTTGGCTCGTTCACTTCTAACTTTCCTATATAATTTAGATTTTTTTGAATCTCCACCAAAAGCCATTTTTAATGCTTCCTTCTTAGTTCTAACTTTTATTCCCCAGAGCATTAACTTTCTTTTAATAGTTTCAGAACAGCAATCAAATTTTTCTGCACATTCATTAAGAGTGTGCGTTTGGTAATATTCTATTACCTTGTTTTTATCTAAATGTTTAAAATTGTTCATAATAGTATAAATTAATTATTATACTATTATTATAGCATATTTTATCTATAAAAACAAATATTATATTATATAGAGCATTTTATCCTTTGGCACAAATAAAATGTTTGGTTTAGAATTTCTCATAACTTTTTCCTATTTGTTAATTAGTAATTTATCATCTTTTGCAATTCCTCTTGAGTATAATCTTGTGCTGAAAGAATAACTGCGTGTTTTTGCACTTTACTCCAAGTATATAATGGTCTTAAAAAATCTGATTCTTTATGAACTGCTTTGTTCTGTCTTTTTTTCCAAATAGTGGCATACTCAGGTGCTCTTTTCTGATAAAACTTACATCTCTTTTCCCAGTTATCAACTGAAATTGCTTTGCCGTAGTGTCTGATTAGTCCTGCGGGTAGCCTTTGGCTATAAAGAGAAATTTCAGGACTCCGAGAATCTTTGCGAGTAAATCTTAGAGTGGGTAGATTCTTAAAAACAGAAACTATCTCTCTAAACTCAGGACCACACCACCTTCTCATTGAAACTAAATTGCCATTATACTCTCTATCTTTATCTTCTTCGGTTATATAAAAATCGAACAATCTTGAATAAACCACATCTACATCATCACTTAAATTTTCAAAGTTAAAAAATAATCTTTCATCAGCATCTAAATAGACAAGCCAGTCTGGATTATCTTTTTGAGCTTCTTCCAGTAATTTTTGCCTTTGATGTTTCTCCACTATGGCTAACTCTGTTTTAGTATCCCACTCCTTAACTCCAATTACTGATTTTACTGCAGGATGCTTTTTACAAATTGCCACTGTATTATCTTGTGAAGCATCATCAAAGACATAGATTCCGCCAGTACAGTATTCTGCCATAGCATCTAAATGTTCTTTGATTATCAAAGATTCATTTCTTATTCGGGTCATTCCCGCTATTTTATATTTCCTCATACCTTTATCTCATTGTAGATAGCTTCAAATCTATCTGCAATTTTCTTAATATTATGATTTTTTAAAATAATATCTCTATTGTTCTTCCCCATCTTTGTATAGTCTCCTGAAAATATATTTTGAATTTCCTTTGCCAATTTATTTCCGTCCCATTTCTCTTTGTTTGTTCTGCTTGAGAAGTTACGCTTCTTAATCTCTTGGTAAGACTTAGGAGTAATTACTCCGTCATACCCATTATAATCTCCTACTATCGCTGGCTTACCCATTGCCATTCCTTCCAGTAAACTTCTACCCAAGCCAATTATAAGGTCACAATTTTTAATTATCTTTTCTGTATTGAACATTATCTTTCCATTAGTTCCTATTACATCCATTTCAGCATTTAGTATTTTTACAGCCTTCCAAACTTCTTCAGCGTCCCATTCATTATGAAAGTAATTACTGGCGATTAATATTTTAATTTTTTTGCCTGCTTTTTTAGGAGAGTAAAAGAATCTTTCTGTATCTATTGGATTGCGTATAATTTCTTTTAACTTTTCAGGAATATTTTTATATTGAAAATTTACTACTTCTTCTGAAACTCCAATGTATCTGGCAATGTCCACATCTTTAGGATACTTTTCAGGTTCAGGTAATACTCCGTGACTAACAAAAATGGCAGGCAATTTTGGAAATACTCTATGTGCTTCCGAAAGTGGTCGTGAATGTTGTCCGTGGATTACATCAAAACCATATTCTTCTGTAGCTTGATAAAAGGTATTTTCCAACTTTGGAAGGATTGTAATTCCCGCCTCTTCAAACCGTCTGCCTTGTAAAATTAAACTGATAGACGGCGAATAAATTGAGACTTGATGTCCACGACTAATTAATTCTTTAGCCAAAGTATAAAGGTAAGTATCTGAACCAGAATACCAAGTCAATCTTAAATTGGTCATTAAAATTCTCATAACTCTTTCCTATTTAATTTTTTATTAGAATAATTCAAGAATAGTTAATTTACCTGCAGAAGCACTTTTAATTACGGCAATCTTGACTACTTTACTTAAATCCACAGTAATTGGTACATCGGCTGGCAAATAAAAACCAGTAGTCGCAGATACCGAATCCTGGTTAAAATTAATATAGCACGCAGTTGAAGCTACCAAAATTAATCTTTTTGACATCTCTGAAAGAGTGCCAGCTGTGGAGGTATCATAACTTACCTGAGTTATTCTATTATTGGTAAATTGTTCCATAAGATTTATTTAGCTTTGCCCTTGCCAACGAAGTGCGTTTGCTATTAGCTTAAATTCTTTTTCAAAAGCCCCGACTCTTTTATTTTCAGCATTATAAATATTTATACTGCCATCTGAAAGAACTTCTTTTTTAAATTCAGGCAATTCTTTGCCAGATAAAATATCTGCCATAGTTATAGCTAAAGCAGGCATACCTTCTTTAGTTTCACCTAAGATTTGACCTAAATATTTTCTTGATTCATCATAAAGTTTCCATATAGGATGAACCCTGTGTTTTTGTATAGTAATGTTCATAAAATTAATGTAAGGTATTACCCTTAGTTTAAGTATTAATTTTTAAGGAGTAGGAGTTCGTTGTTGACTGGTTGCCAAGTCCTCGGATTCAATTTTAAACAATTTCTTTACTTCATCAAAATCATACTGTCCGCCAACTAATTCTCCATCTTCAAATTCATTATCAAATACTTCTACATCCTCTTCCATTCCTGGAGTAGCTCTGCGTTCCTTCCAGAATAAAATAGCATCTCTTTCAAGCATTACACATCTACCATCATTATCAAATTGATAAATATTGAATTGGTCTCTTACTGGACCCGTTGGGGGAACTATTTTCTTAAAAACGACAATGACCTTAACATTATATAAGGTTTTTGAAACTACTACTGCTTTATGATTAGTAGAAACTACCTCTTGTCGTTCTTCTTCCTCATTTAACTCCTTATCAGAAGAGGCTAAATCAGGTCTAATATAATTTACATTAGTTTCCTTACTTTCATCTTTAATTTCTTTATCCTCTTGATTTGTTTTCTCTTTATTAAACATAAGTTTTCTATTTATTAATTAATCATTTAATGAGGCGGACAGAAATCCGCCCGCCCCAAAAGAATTAAACTTGACCAATATTGGAAATAATGGCTTGCCATTGCGGAATACGCAACTCAAGAACACAATTCCAAACAACAGTCTGCGTTTCTGCTAAGGTTAAACCACGATAAACTGGAAGTTTATACATTGGTTCAGCTTCAGCCATAGCTATCTCACCCATTGTTAAGATGAATGCATCATCATAAGGAGTATTAACAGAGTTGGTTGTATTAATGAAAGTATCCATTATTACATTCAACGGACCTGCAAAACTCATATAACGAGCAATATTGTATCCAAAAGTCATTCCTGCTCCTGGGTCGTTGTAGGTAACTACTGAAGACCAAGTTGTTGCTAAATCTCTAATATCTCTGGCAGAGATAAATAAAGTATCTGGCAACCCACCATTATCAATTACTGTTTGAATAGCAGAATCGATGTAAGTAGTTGAAACTTTGTGTTGAGTAGCGTCTACAATATTACCTGAAGCGTAGTCAGAAACTATATTGTAAATACCATCAAATTCATTTGGTGAACCTGTGGCATCACCATAGAACGATTTCTTCTCAACATCCTGGATAATCTTACGCATACCGTGCATAAGATGCATATCCATTAGGTCGAAGTAATCGCTTGCCCCCCATTGTGCTTTATCGCACACTTCTACTTTAGAAGCAAAAGTTTTAATCTGGGCAGAATAACGAACTATGGTTGCTTCGTTTTCTGGCGGTGTTCCACACTCTGCAGTGGCGGTATCATTACTACCAAGAGCAGTAATCATATCCCATTCGTGTGTAATTCCATTGGCTTTTCGTTTGGCAACTTTATCTAAGAAAGGAGTCTTTCTGTCGGTAATGTCAGCTAAACGAGTGTCCAAGTGTTCCCGCTGGGCGTATGTTGAAGTAGTTGTTGATTGAACAGTCTTTTCTAAAATTTTAGCGGCTTGAGCTAAACCATCTTTAATATTAGATGATTTCTCTAAAACCTTGACTGCTTCCAACAATCCTTCAGAAACTGATTTATACATACGCAATAAGTTCTAAGAATTAATTTATAAAAGATAGTAAGAGGTTATTTCTCTTTACTCGCCCATTTTAAGCGAATCCTACCACATTCTGAAAAAGCTCTTTCAGGGTCATTCTCATTGGCTTTGCGAATCGCATCCAATTCCTCGTCAAGTGATTTATATACATCAGTATTATCATCACCTTCAGATTCGTCTTTGTCCACTGCTATGCCCTTAGTAGTTTTACGATTAACTACTCGATTCTTTTTCAACATCTTTGCCATCTTCTCCTGATTAGTAATTACTGATTTCAAAAGGTCAGCCGCGGATTTCTCCGTGTCCTTATCTTCCTCTCCTTCAACTTTTTCATCTTTATTTTCTTCAGTCTTTTTAGGTTGACTTCCATCTTTACCTAAAAGTTTTCCAAAGAAACCCTTCAAACCTTTTTCAAAGCCTTCTTGAATCATATTACCAACTTCCTTACGGGTAAGAGATTTTTCCTCGTCTTCCTCGTCTTCCTCATCTTCCTCAGAGTCATCTTCTTCCTCATCTTCTGAGTCCTCTTCTTCGGAATCTTCCTCAGATTCTTCAGAATCAGATTCTTCATCTGAAGCTTTGGAGTTGTCTTCGGCTGATTCATCTTTAGAGTCATCCTCTGAATCAGAGTCTTCTTCTTCAGAAGATTCTTCTTCATCAGTTTTCTCATCAGAGTCATCAACTGCTTTTTTGTCTTCGTTCTCTTGGTTTTCTGATTCTGCCTCTTTAGTTCCTTTTTCATCTTCCAATTCAGAAGCATCTTTTTTAGCTTCGTCATTTTCAGCTTCAGTAGAAACTTTTTTCTTAGCATCTTCAGATTCAAGCGAAGATTGTTTTTTCTTATTCATAAGCGTTGAATCATTAACTTTCAGACTAAAGTTAGTTAATAATTTTACTATATTTTCATCTCCTAAGGTTTTCATACTTAGGTTGATAAACTTAATTAATTCTTCTCTTGTCATATCAGAAAAAGTGCTGACTGCTTCTAATCTTTCTGCTTTATCCATAGATTTAGCAATAGCACCCACCCAAGTCTTTGGATTTGCAGGAGTAGAAGTAACTGCGATGTGGTCTAATTCAATATCTTTATAAACTCTGGAAAATACTTCTTTCTTTTTATCCCATTCAAGTTTGTAATCTTTTACAAACCCACCAATTGACAAACCAAGTTCTTTTTTCTTTTCAGTCAATGCATACCACAAATCTTTGGCTTTAGAGGTAATATCTAATTTAGCCTTCATTACCAAATGATTTTTTGTATCCACCGATAACTTAGTAACATCACCTAATTCTGATTGCCAAGACTTATCGTGTTCAGCATTCAAACCAATAATGTGCTTTTTAATGCTGTTAGCCATTGATTTTATTGCACTGGGAGCCATTTTGTCTCCGTGCAAATCAATGTCCGTGGAAGAAGCAACTCCCTCAATAAATTTTTCTTTTTTCTCTTTGCCATCTTCATCTAAGTGAACTTCTTCATAACATTTCATAATTGGCATAGAAAAGGAAAAACGGGTAGCTTCGGATTGTTTTTGTGCTGTTTTTAACATAGATTTATTTTTTGAATGTTCTTTTGCCTATTTTTTGCTTTTGACAAAGAGATAGATAAGAACAAGTTTTCTATTAATAGTAAATGTAGATTAATCTTTTTGAGGATTGGGGCTTAAAATGCCCTCAATCCCAAACGACAAAATCCCAACCCTTAAAAAGATTAAAAGAAAAAAACCACGCCAAACTCAGAGTTCGAAGGCGTGGTTATGTGCTAAAAATTATAATTGCACTAAATAAGCCTATGCATAGATTTTCCTTAACCTAAATTAAAGGTACACTATAATAACAAAAAAGTCAAGAAATCGATTAAAAAGGGTAAATAAACGGCTAATCTTCCAACCTTTTAGCTGTCTTTTTTGATATTGATTTCTTCATTGTAGTTGTGTCCAACTCTAAACACTCTCCTGGTTTATCCACAGGTATGTCTTTAGTATCTGGTGCTTCATTTTGAGGTGTATCTGTTAAATTACTTTGGTGCTTTTGACTAAACCCACAACTTACAACTACATTTTTTGTTGTTAGAGTTATCTTATTTTCTGACTTGCATCTGGAACAAATTGTTCTTTGAGTTACTGTAGCAAGCGGAGAAGAGCCAAGGTCTATATTTGACAGATACCTGAAACATTTTTGACATTTCCAAGTATAATTCATAAATTATTTAGCCTTAGGCGTTTCCGCTTTAATTACAAATTCTAATTGTCGGTCATAATCATCAGAAGGGGGAGTTACTTGCTTAACCCCAATAAATCCTGCATCTTGTAAAAATTTAATCATAATCTCAGGAGTATAACCTGATAAGTATATTTCGGTTAAATCTTTTTGTGTGCCAAAAATAGCTTCTAAGTATCTTTCATCAAAAGTTTGCAAGAATTTACCCATTGCCTTCTTAACATCTACACAAATAATAGTCATCTCACTAACAGGCTTTAAAACTCTAAAGCACTCTTTCAATGCAGGAAGAAGCATTGGTTTGCCAATTCTTTGAAGAACTCTTTTAGCATAAATTTCATCTACAGAGCCATCTTCTAAAGGTAGTTCTGAAAAAGCCTTTGCAACTATTTCAGTATGTGGAAAGTTTTGTGTATCTAAATGAGTCCAATCTCCATTTAGATGCACTGGAGTTTTACTCCCCAATTCAATTTTCTTTGGGATTGTGTCGTTTGATGTTGGAATATTTGTGCTTTCTTCCGTCCCTTCCCTGGAAGGAACCGCTCTTTGTATTCCATCGAGATTTGTATTAATCATAGGATTTTCCTTTTGGTTAATTATTAAATTATTGTGTTTATGTGTAATATAATTAGTTGCTATTTCTATTGATTTAGGATTTTGACAACTAATATCTCCTGAATTATAAAGAGCAGTAAATAATGTTTCGTCAATATGAACTCCATATTTTCCTTTTTCTGCCATTGCCAACCACAAGTCCCAGTCCTGAAATCTCTCTAAACTTTCATCAAAGCCCTCTTCAGGAAAGTCTTCTGCTTTAATTAAGCTCATAGTGGAAATATAATTTGTTCTCTTTAATTTATCAATGTCCCAAGAAACCCCACGAACTTGCCCCGTTAGACTACCTTTTCTTTGATAATTACAATAAGAAAAAGAAGCGTTAGAATAAAATAATTTAGTTAATAATACTTCCAACATAAGAGGTTTCAATTCTATATCATCATCACAGAAAAATAAGAAGTTACCTTTTGCCCTTTTTCTGCCCTCATTTCTTGCCCACGAAGCCCCTCGCTGGTCTTTATCTCTAACTATAATAATTTCAATATTCTTGTGTGTTTGCTTTTTTAGAGATTCAATAGAGTGTGGTTCTTTGTCTAATATTCTGGTTGGTATAATAACCGAAATTAACTCGTCTGTTGAAATCTTCTTTTTAACAATATTTAGTAATCTCTTTTTTGGAAAATGTTTCGTTAAGAGTCTGTGATTAGCAATATCATTATCATATCTACCTTGGCTGGAAGAATGAAAATGGTCGCAAATAGTTTCAAGATGCCCAAAAGAATAGCCTTGTTCCAAAGCAGTCAAAAACAATTCGTTGTCTTCCCCACCATTTACATAATCTTCATTTAAACCGCCTAATTTTTCAAACACTCTTCTTTTTATCATAAACGCCGCACCTGTAGCTGGGATTTGGCAAGTATTGAATCCATCAAAACTTAACTGGGTTTTTACAGAATCAATTAAGTTATCTACATTGCCATATTTCCCCCAATACATATTCATTCCATAAACTATCTTATCCATACTTGGTATTCTTAAAGGTAACCCAACAATATCTTCGTCGTGTTCTTGTAATTCTTTAAATGCCTGTTTAGTTAAGACCACATCATCATTAAGAAAAAGTAACCTATCCGCTTTTGATAGACTTGCCCCACGATTACACGCTTGAGCAAAATAAAACCCACGAACAATAAATACTTTATAGTCCATAGGTATGTTTTGTAAGCATCCTCCAATCAAATCCCAACGATTGTGATGGGGGATAATTATGTCTGGTAAATCTTTATGCATAGAGTTCGTTTATAAATTTATAATTATGTCCTTTTAATGATTTGTAATAATCAAATTTTTCTTCTAAGCCATTATCACAAGCATTATGAATATGCCCGTGAACTGAATTACTATTTACTATATACAGCTTACCCGTGTAATTTGAAATTTTCTTATTTTGAGCCAATACATAACCTCTCTCTGCTAAGACTTGATTCATCTCTTCTGTTCCTTCCCAAAAAGGTGGTTTAAATATTTTCTTGAATACTCCCCATTGTTCGTATTTATCTAAAACTGCATTAGTTTGTTCTTTTGTCCAAACAGCACATTCAAGATGAGTGTGTTTATCTCCGTGCAATGCTAAATCTATCCAATCTATCTGATTAATCCTTTGGCAAAATTCTTTTGTGCAATCATTTGGTATTGTAAATAAAGTTACTTTCAATTCAGGAATTGCCTCTTTTAATTTATTTAGCAAATCCATACGATTATTTTTCTCACTAAAATCATCAAAGTCAAAAACTAATTCTTTTTTTTGCCAATCAATTATTATATAATTTTCTGACTCAGTAATAGTATTACCACCACCCGCAAACAATTTATTTATATCCTCTAAACTCAATGACCAATAGTGTTCTGAAGACTTGATGTGTTCTTCATTAGGCAAAATGGATAAAAATCTACCCCCTGGCTTCAGTACTCTTTTTACTTCTTTAATAAATGCAGGTAATTTTTCAATATGTTCTAACACCTCTATAGTAAATACCGCATCAAAAGAATTACTTTGAAAAGCAAACATTGGTAAAATCTCTGGCGTAGTTTGAAATTTTACTGAGGAATACTTCTTTTTATTATACTCAACGGCAACACTACTAATATCTATACCTGTGTACTCAAGGCGTTTGCTTGTTAAAGATAGAGCCTCATAAAACTCTCCTTTACCACAACCTATTTCTAATACCTCCCCCAAAGGTGGTAATAAATCAAGCATTATCTCAAATCTATCGCGGTTAACTCTTGGAATACTTTCTTTTATCTCTTTAGTATAAAGAGTGTCCCAATACTTTTTAGAATTAATGTCTTTTTCAAGTAGTTGTTTCATAAGCTAATAAATATACTTTTTACTGAAATATCTTGGGTATCTTTTTTCTTGACCTTTAGTTGTTTCAAAATGTTTAACTTCAAATGTGGGTAAATATCCTACTTGAAAACCATTTTGTCTGAAGTATTCATTTAAGGTTTTATCATTTAACACCTTACATTTACTTACTAACTCAGTGAAATCTTCAAACTTCATAGCTCTAAAAATTCCACCTATGTGCTGTGTTTCATTAAATTCAAAAGAGGCAACCTTTTTTGTCTTTACTATCTCTGGGACAGTATCTATGCCTTTAACTACGGGGCTAACAATTAATTTTTTTAAATCATCGGTAAATACTTCGGCTATTTTACTTATAGTATCAGGAGTTAAAATTTCACAGTCAGGGTCTACCTTTATAACTATATCTATATGCCTTGATTTAAACCAATCATAAGCCTGTTTAGTTGCCCCTGTAATTCCCCTATTCTCATTATTCCTAATAACTTGGAAGCCTTCTTCTTTTAACCATTCGTAAGTTCCATCTGTTGACCCATTGTCTACAATTATATGTTCATACGAAATACCTGCTTTATCTTTTAAAGCCTTTAGACAATGGTAAGTATAATACAAACGGTCAAGAGTTATACTAAAAATTCCTATTTTTTTATTCATAAATTTAAGATAATAATGATTCATCAAAATCAAATTTTTCTATGTGCATTCGTTGTTTTTCACCTTCACCTGCAAAAGCAGTTAGAATATGCCCAACATCAAGAGATATTTTTCCCATTCTTTTTATTTGTGGTCCAAGATAATGTGAAGCAATGCCCATTCCCAGCAAGGCTACTTGAAAATCATATTCTTCAATTTCTTTCAACATTTTATGTGCTTCACTACCTAAATTAGAAAACTCTGAACAACCAACTGCCCCGACTACTTGTATTTTATGTAGATTCATTTTTTCATAATGTTGGACAAATTTTTTATGCTTCGTTCTTTCAAAAATAGCTGGAGCGTGATATCCAACCAATAATACTTTTGCCCCACTAAGCATATCAAACAATTCCCCCGAAGCAACCATTTGATATCTATCTGCTAAAGTAGTAATTATCTTTAATCCTTCAATACCATAATGTTTGAGTATTTCAGGATACATATAGAAAAATTTACCCCAATCAGTAGTTTGAACTCTGGTGTCTGTTTCTTTTCTTCTTAGTGGGTGAGAAAAAACATAATCATTCTCTGGCAATAATCGGATAATATCTTTTTTCAAAATAACATCACTTGGTTTAACTCCACTAATTGATAAATATTTTTCTAAATGAGGTATTTCCGCTATTTCAGGACACGCTAAAAATATTTGTTCAGCATCACCAAGAGAATTTACTGAGAAAGGTAACTTACAAGTGTGAGCCACTTGCAAATCCTTTATCATTTCTTCGTAGGTTGCATTAGTATACTTCATAAGATTAAAATTTATAAATATAAGTTGCAAAAAGATGGTCTATTTCGTGTTGAAAAACTTTTGCAGTTTGACCCTTCACATCCTCCTCTATAAAATCTGTTAAGTCGCCTTCTTGAATTAATTGGTATTTAACTACACATTTATGGTGGCGTTGAACTGTGATAGGTGCTTCTTCTGGAAAAGTAACACAACCCTCAACAGAATCAACCGTTGCGTTAGTGTGGTTAATTATTACAGGATTAACTACTATCTTTTTAGTGTTAGTTACAAAAAAAGCTAAGGGGTCTTGGTCATCTATTTGAGGATGAGCCAAAGCAAATATCTGTGAAAAATTGCCTTTTGGTTTAAGACAAAAATCAAGCATTTTCTGAGCCTCTTGAATAACCCGTTGTAAGTCAGAAATAGCAACTTCTCGACTTATTTTTGTGTGTGGATATACTATTTGCATAAGATTTTAAACCCAGTTAATTTCAGCATTCTTAGCTCCTGGCACAGAATTCTTTATAAAATCGTCATCTTCTTTTGTAACCTTTGTTCCCCCCCGACCATCAGCTAACTTCCTAATTGATTCTCCTTTATCTGTAGGAGTTAATTGTTTTCTTGAGATTGTGTCGTTTTTTTCCAGCTTATCAATAGTTTTTAATAGTCTGGGGTCAGGTGGAGTTTTATTTGGTTCTACGGGAGTATGCCCCCTTACTGGTGGCACAGGAGGGCTTCTAAGTAATTCAATCCTTTGCTTATAGCCACAGCTAAAACAATTTAAGATACCAGACTCTAAATCTATACTCATTCTGGTATCACACTTCGGACAGAACATTTCTGAACTTTTAGCTCGTTCAATTAACTCCATAATACCTGCGGTTGCCTTTCCTCGCAGTTCTTCTGGAATATCATAATTCTGAACAAACTCCTCTACTCTTTGACGAATAGTTTTTTCTTTTTTTCTTGGCATAAGATTATTCTTTATTAAATGCTTTTGCAAATTTTTTAAAAAATTGGTCATAATTTTCTTTTGGGCTAATGACTTTTTCTTCTTTGGGGGCTGGCAAACTCCGTTCTATCATTATATTTACTACTTTCATCCCCCTGTTTGCATCGTGGTCAATGCTAACTCCTGAGGCATAACCAATAGTTGTCCCATTTAGTTTAACTTCAGTTTGTCCTCGAGCATACATATTCATACATTTCTATCAATTAAACTCGGCACTAAGTCAGGCTTTTTCGCTTTTCGCATAACTGCCCCAACCTCGTCTTTGAAAAATTCATCATAAACTTCATCTTTTTTCTTACTCTTAATTCTGGTAGCCATTTTAATTTTTTTACCTTTTGTATATTGCATAATCAAATAACGCCCCTTATAACTTTTTGTTTATAGAGAAATTTTTTCCGTTCTCTGATTTTATCCTTGTTCCTTTGATAATAGCTTTGGTCGTAACCTCTCTTTCTCTCAGATACTTTATTCTTTTCTAAAATCTCTTCTTTATTATCCAGATAATAGCTTTTGGCACTGTCGTTTAATTTCTTACGATGCTGTTGGTAATAAATCTTTTGTTTAATTTTTGTTTTTGCTTTATTGCGATGGTAATACGAAGGTCTCTCAACTTTGTTGGTTGGATTTTCCTTTTTTTGGTTTGTGATTGCTTGTTCCATATATTTATTATTTAAAAACCCACTTTTTAGAATAGTAATACCAATTATCCGTTTCTTTAGAATATCTACCCTCACTCATTGACTCATAATGATAAAGCTCTGATTTACAGGCATACCAGATAGTTTTGCCATTTTCACGATAGCGATTACATAAATCTATGTCCTCCCACCCTAACCAATACTTTTCATCAAATCCGCCCATATCTAAGAATTCTTTTTTATTGACCAACATACACGCACCAGTAACTGCAGGATATTCTTTATCTTCATTGACTGCTTTAACATCTCTATCCACCCCAAAATACCTATGGAAAGGGTATTTAAACTGGTCAAATTTAATCCCTGCGTGTTGAATAGTGCCTGCCCCTGGAATAATTAGTTTAGCCCCAGTAACCCCCGCTTTATTGTGTTTATGGCATTTGAGCAACTCTATTAACCAATTCTCTAATGGTAAAGTGTCATTATTTAAAAAGCATAGATAAGTTCCTCTTGCTAATCTCGCCCCCTGATTGTTAGCCATTGAATACCCTTTATTTTCAGTATTTCTTACATACACCCCTGCAATATTATAAGGTTTGCACTTCTTAAAAAATTCTTTTATGACTGTTTCAGAATTATCTGTTGAATTATTGTCTATAATAATAAGCTCACAAGGATGATAATGGGTATTAGCAAATAAATAAGATAACATCTGCAGAGTAAATTCTCGCTTATTAAATATTGGAATGATAATAGAAATAGCTGGTTTCATATTTTTATTCGCTAACCAAAGGATGATAATTATATTTTATGACCTTTTTAAATATCAGGTCTAACTTATCAGCCCTGTCTTCAGGAGTAAGCTGACTAACAAATTTTTTACCTTCCTTTGCTTTTTCTTTTAATAAATCTTGATT